GCATTATAATAAATGCACTAAGCAATAAGTATAATGTCGTAATAACTTTGTGCAAAGAATTGCTGCAGATAGAATACCCGGAAAAGCAATAAAGCATTGCTAAGTTAAGAAGTGTTAAGTAGATGCATTTTATGATGAAAAAATTTTCTATTCTCGGAGAAAATTGATATATTTACACATCAAAATAAAGATAATAAGATGGGTAATAAAAGAACATTTCAGCAAATAGCCAGAGACATAAAGTCAGTATGGCTTAATGTATATTTTGGTGCTGTACCTTATTTGGAGGCAATGCTAACACTTGATACTTCAGACCCAAATGACACGTATATGTATGATACTGCAGGAGATATTGTCAGATATTTTTTGGCAAATGCACAGACGTTTAGAGGTGCTGATGCTAATAAGCTAAAAGCGGAACTAAAATCAATGTTGTAATGGATGAAATAATAAACAGTTTTAAATCATGAGTAACATTTTAGAAAAAGCAAATCAGATTGTGAATGAGCGCTCAGAGGAAAAAGAGCGTCAGTACGGGCCTTTTAAGGCATCAATGGCGAAAGCCGCCGTTATTTATAACTTAATATCACCAGAAGGCCAGACGATAACAACTGCTGGCATGTATAGAGCTATGATAGCTCTTAAGTTATCACGTGAAGCTTACGCACACAAAGAAGATAATCTTCTCGATGCTGTAGCTTATATGGGCTCTATGAATGACTATTTGGAAGAGTGTGAACTGGAAGAAAATGAAATGCAAAATAATCATTAAGTAATATGGCAAAAGTATATAACACAACAGACCTCAGGCCTGATCAGGCTTTTGAGCGCCACGTATTCCACAGAGACCAATTTGCGCATTATCTGCGATGGACTCACATTCTGAAAGAGGCTAAGATTGGCGAATCTATTGTTGATTTTGGCTGTGGGGCTGCTAACTTGCTCGAGGTGTTATACCGAAACAAGTTTAAGCAGAAAGAATATATCGGTATCGATATTCGTGAGAAAACAATTCAAGGAGCAGCAGAAAAATATGCTGATATACCTTGGGCTCATTTCTATGTCGCTGATCTTGTTAAAAACTGCATGGATTTCAGCAAGTTTAATGCTGATAAAGTATGTGCCTTTGAAGTGATCGAGCACGTTGGCAAACAGAATGCAGATGCTTTTTTGGAAAACTTTAAAGCTTGTGGTAATAACGACGCCACTTATTATCTTTCAACTCCGAACTACGATCCATCTGTAGGAGCGGCTGGTAATCATACTTATGATTCTGGTGATGGGCGTGGGGTTGACGTACAAGAGTTTGACCATTGGGAGCTTGAAGGCATATTGTTGAAACATTTTGATATAGTAAATAAGTTCGGCACATTTGCTTCGGCTAAAGACTATAAGCCATTGATGAATGATTGGCAACAAAAAATGTTTGATGCTCTTAAAGATTACTATGACTCAAATCTCGTTTCCAATATAATGGCTCCTATGTTTCCGGATGCTTCGCGCAATACTCTTTGGGTATT